GAACGTTAGCAGCGAATCTGGAGATTTGCTTCTTGACGTAGATCATCAATCTGCGGACGTTGATACGGTCCAAAGCAGAAGGAGTGACTTGCAATGTCTTTTGACCGAAGACCACAATACCTTCAGATGGGAACGAAGCGATTGGATTGATGTTGGCAGCGTAAAGGTCATCACGTTGCTTGGAGGTTAGCTTCTCAACAACGTTGACGACAGGCAAACCAGCGGCACCAGTACTTAGACCACCACGGTTGAAGCCAGCAGGAGCAAACCAAACTTCGCTAACTCTTTCGGAGGAAGCCATAGTTCCGAGTGCGACAACTGAAGGTGGAACCCAAACCAATTGACCATTGATTGAATCGCGGATTTGAACCCAGGGGTAGTAGGTACAAGCATACGAAGAATTGATTCTACGAGCGCGAAGGTTGGTAACTGCGTTAGAGACAGAACCTAATCTTGACTTGAATGTTCTTGTAGTTGCGTTAGCTTCTGTAGAAGCCTTGTATCCATCGTCAATATCAATGATAGCAAGAGCATCAGCGCGGTTTTCACATGCTGTAATAACCTTGTCTGTGATAGCACTATTGCGGACGCCTGGTACAACGATCATATTTGTTTCAAGCATATTTGGATCAGAAGCCAAATCAATAGCCAATTCAACTGAGTTGTATTCTGCACTAGCTTTGTTGTTGGTACCTTGAAGTCTTCTGTATTGGAAAGGTTCGGCTTCTTGGATGTTTAGACCATCAGAGCCACCTTGGAAGAGTGCTGTGAATCGTGCGAAACCAGCATTGATGACTGACTTATAGCCAGAGTCGCTGCCTGTGGTAGAGGCATTTAGGGCTGTCTTAGAAGTACCAGCAACACGGGAACCACTTAGGTAGTAAGCTTGGTTGTTGTTGCTTCCACCAATGATAAGATCATCAAGTGAGAACACCCATTGATGTTCAAATACTGAGTTGGAAGATAGACCACCAATACCAATGTTTTGGTTCTCGTCAATACCGTATAGTCTTAGGCAATCTGGAACGCTGGTATCATAGCGGCTTGAATCTGCGCTAATGGTTGTACGAGCGCCGAAGTAAGCCTTGGTTGGATCTGTGATGGAACCATCGGAAGCAGATAGTCTTTGTGAAGTGCCTGGGAATACGACGGAAGAAGTAAAGGTACTAGCACCGCTAATATAAGAATCGGTTCTGCTCGCGAACACGAAACTACCGTGTCCGATCATACTAGCAAGTGTACCAGCGGTTGTACCGGTTCTTAGTTGTGAAACAGTCTTTGGACGAATTGGACCATAGACACCAAAAGGTAGAAGCTCTGCTCCAAACAAACCTTCTTCCAAAGAAGGATTAACTTCAACACGAATGTAACGAGACTGGTTATCGTATTGACCATACTCTTTGTTAATACGAAGTGTATAATCAAACTTTCTTGTTTTATCACCAATGCGAACACCGATGTAATCTGTAGAGTTTGGATTTAGACTTACATTATCAAATCTTTCAAGAATGGTTGGTGAAGCATCTGTATCACGGATTGAACGGACAACAACGCTGAACTTACCGTAAGGATCAACATCAGCATTTGGTGATACTTGTAAGTTTTCAATAGAAACTTTAATATTCTTTTGTGTCCATTCACCAGCGTCTAGACCGTGGAAACGGAATAGCTTGGTCATACCATCATAAGAATAAGAAGCGGTATCGGTGCTTAGATCTTGTGAGAAGAACCAACCAGTTCTAGCATCAATGATATTAGAATCTGTACGCATTGAGAAGTTAGGACTGAACTTCATTCCGTTGTAAGAATAACCATCAGATAAGGTTGAACCAGTTGTCCTAGCTACAGGTGAAAGCCAAGCAAATACTTCGCTAAATGAACCTGTTAAAATTTGTTGAACTTGTGTCTCGTAAGTTTCACCTAGCCAGTATACTGCTTCATTTTTGGTTAGAGATGTAGAATCAACAAGAATAGTATTTGTTAGTACTGGGTTTGTATTGAATACATTTCTTGCAAACTGTGAACTATCTCTATCAAGGTTGAACTTAAACTTGATTGGGTTGCCGTAAGCATTTGTGGAATAAACTTGTGCGGTGAGTTCAACAGCGGCGTTTGTACCACTAAAGCGGACAACTTCGTTGGAGCCTGTACCGGCTGCACCAGTTCTGTCTAAAGTGCCAGAAAGAGTAATACCACCTTTTGTGACGTAGAACACAGCAGCTAAGGTAGCGGTATGTGGAACAGTACCTGAAGGGGCAATAAACAAACCGTAAGCACCACCACCAGTTGCAGTACCGTAAGAAACAGCAGTAGGACTAGAACCACCTGAATAGTCATAAGTAGTCCAACCAGCTTCTCCGTTAACATCAGTTGTTTCAGCGTGTGGAATACCTAGCAAGCGGATAAAATTAACTGGACCTACACCAGCAGCAAGATAAGCTTGTGCGCCATAAACACCGTAGGTAGGACCAGCGAAAGTAGAAGCTCTGTAATCAGAGTCAATACCACCAGCTACTGGAGGTCCAAATTGATCAACGAAATCAGAAAACGAGTCAACCTTAATTGGGTGCATAGCACGGCCTTTTGTGGCACGACCAATAATGGTTGGTCCAATTGCGCCGGGAGGTTGAGGAATTTGGGAATTATCAATCTCGTTGAGAAAGATACCTGGTGAAACAAATTTAAAACTATTAGCTGGCATAGAATTCTCCTCTATAGAAACTTCATAAATAAATAGTTATTATTGCTCCCAAACGTCTTTTCTGTCAGCGTTTGTAAAAAGAACGTGGGGTATAATTTGGTTCTTCTCCAAGAATTACTTGTTCTCTTCCAATTTTGAATTCAACTGCATTCTCTCTAATAGCTATTTTTGGTCTATCGGCGTTGGCAGCTTCGCCCAATAAATAACCAAGAACTTTTATTTCAATATCGGTTTTATATATTCTTTCTTCGTTTTGAAAAGATTTTACATTATAATTTTGTCCAAAACTACCTTGAATAAATGCTTCGTATTTATGTCCTTCATTCTTGATAGATATAGCAGTTATCTGTCCTGTTCTGGTCAAGAATGGAGTTATCAAATCATTTATCTGCTGTTGATACTCGGCTCTTATTGAAATACTGTATTTGACTTCAATATATGTTGGGATAGGCATTGATAAGGTTTCATATACAACTTTAGAGCTTGAACCTGGATAGTTGTCTTGTCCTGGGCCTCTACCAGAAGTCAGCGTAGGAACTGTGCGGCGTTTATCAGCATTTATAAAGTTTGCTGTTTTATCTTGTCTAATACGACGAGCAACTTCAATAGCTCCCCCCTTCTCATCAGCAACGTTGCCAAGATGTGCCCAAGCAACACCTTTGAAGTTTGCGTCTTTTGCAATGTTAGTTCTCTCCAGAGTCATCATAGGGAAGATCAAGAAACCATTATCATCTCTAAGCTCTTTCTTATTCTTGATCTGGTTAGACCTTTCTGATGCAACCCAGACAACAGGAACCTTCTTGAAACCTTTGTTTGTCTGAACGTGAAGGTTCAAAGTCTCGTTGAGATAGTTATACATTGCCACATCAATTGTTTCAATTGTGGAAGGCATCATTGTGACTTCACGAAGAATGCGTTCAGCATCCTTGATACCAGTATGAGAATATAATTCTTCTGGTGGTTTGTCTGGTGGTGTCTTAGGTGGCATCGAAAAGCCCTTGTCTTGAAATTCCGCAAGTGGCCTTCACTTCAAGTGAATTGCCAATTTGACCGAACAATTGCTTTGGTTCTTCAAGGGTAAAGATTTCATAATATAGACCGTCATACTTTACAAAATCGCCTTCACGAACGAAAAGGTCTTGGTCCTCTTTCAGTCTTCTATGATGAAAGTGGACAATGATCTCTGATTTCTTATCCATTCCAAAACCTTCAGTCATTGTTGAACCATAAGAAGACCACTCTACTAAAGCATAAATTCTTATTGGAGGCAAAAAGTTTTTTACGATTGCTTCTCCATAAAGAGGATGGTAGTTGGTTGTTATATGATCGATGGGATAATAGAACACCTCTTGACCAATAACTCTTTCAATAAGTTCGTCGTTGACTTGCTTGACAAGATCTTTTTCCTTTTGTCCCAAGAACAAAGGAGGTGGTGCGTATTCTGGCTCGGTCCATTTATTATGAGTCATTCATCACCCTTGATAAATGAGAAGTGGTAGTTTCTCTTGAACCTTGGTCGTGCTATCCATAATGGTAGCATTTATCTCGGCAAGCTTGGCGTAGGTCAACTCATCCAAGGTTGTCTTCAATTCTTCTTTTAGTTTCTCTTGTTCTTCTCTTGCAGAAGAAACAAGATCGCCACCATTCAGAGTAACGCTATCGCCTGGAATTGGAATGGTACCGAATTTAGAACGAATAAGGCCAAGGGTTTCTTTTACCAAAGCCAAAGCATAGCGGCGGATCCATTGCTTACCAATAGCATTGATGTGTTCATAGGGAAGGTTATCAAAAGGCAAAGTGTTCATATTAGAAATGCCTTCTTCGTTTCCTTTGACAGAACCCGACACGCCGGGAACAGCAGCCCAAGGATCGGTACCATTATCAAATGTAAACTCAAACCACATGTGTCTAACGATGCCTATTTCTGGAGTTGGGAAGATTTTCATCTTATTATTGAAGATCTCATAAGAGTAATGAGATAATCTTGTATAAAGGTGGTCTTCGTAAGCCATTGCTTGAAGCTTGTTTTGCCAAGCTGGGATGATCTCAAAAGTGGTATCATCAGCAAACTGACCGTAATAGTTCAAATTACCAACTACGTTTAGACCACCGTAATAACCATAGAATCTCCATACTGCTGCTGGACTTTTGTAGAATACTCTTCTGATAGTAATACGGTTTGAGCTTGCGCTAACAAAAGAAGCTGAATAAGCAACAGGTGTTCCTGTTGCTGGTTCTCTATTATTTGCAACATTATCTGTTATTATTTGCTGTAGATCGTAATCCTGTTGACCAGTAGAGAGATCAAAAGAAGTTAGATAATGTGGAGTTGTACCACCAGCGACACCAGCCTCGTTAGCCATTCCGATAGAAACTTGCTTTGCATATCCAACTTCAAATCTTGGATAACGAAGGTTGATGCTTGCGCCAGCCAAACCTGCTTCTTTTAATTGTCCGTCTTGATCGAATGAACCAGTTGTCTTACCAAGCAAACTTGGAAGAGCATTCTTGGACTGATGGAGATTCATTATGTAGGAGTATTCTAATGTTGCTTCTTCATAAGCAGCATAAACATTTCCAACAGTTATTTCCAGATCAAGAACATCTCCACCAAGTTTCTTATAAGTGTAGGCTACTTGATCGGAAGCACCAGAAATAAAGTTGACATCATAACGAGGAGAGGACGGATCAGCATAAATTCCAAAAGGATAATGAACGAGGTTGGCAGCACCATTTCCTGTTGCTACTGTGGAACCTGTTGCGGTCAAGATAACCACATTTGTCTTGCTGACCGGCGAATACGCTGGATAGGACATTCATAACCCCTCCGTCAAGTAAATAGTTTTGCTGAAAATAAAAAGGCCGACCCAATAGGATCGGCTTAG